GCCGTTCCAAGTTATAAGCTGCGAAGGACCCTCTACTGTTTTGCCCAATAACTTTATCGCCATATCCTCAGCATCCGCCCATCGAACTTTGAACATCCGCACACCCTCGTAATTATTTTTTACGATACGAACGTTCGGAGATTTATCCAACTCTTCATAATCTGGCAACGAGCTTTCATTCGTTACTGTAATTCGTACTATCATTGTACACCTATTCCCTTATTCTCGGTACTCTGCTCAATAATAACATCGAGTTTTTCGTTAGTTATTTTGTTTTGATCCAACTGCTCTTTTGTCAAATCAAACATACGCTGTTCTTGTGACGTAGTTGTAGTAGAAAGTGTCCGCCACATTTGATCGAGACTGCTAAAACCATTACTTACCGCATCGGCTGTCTGCGTCTGAATCTCCGGAGCTTCGTTAGTGCTTTTGAACCGGGCAAGTAAAGCCTCGAATGCCTCCTGCTCAGTTACCAGGCCAGACTTTGAAAACTCTTTTGCTTGTATTTTCCAAAGAGCCACCCTTGCCTTCATGTGCTGTTTTTCAAATCCTTCTAACTGGCTGAACATCGAAGCTGTTTCCTCAAGTTGCTCGCGTTTGGATTTTTTTCCTTGCTCTTTTTCCATTGCAGCAACCAGCTTCTCATATACCTCCTGCCGAGTCAGTTTTCCATCAAGGAACTTTGCGTATTCTTTCGCCTGCTCCCTGAGAAGTTTAAGCCTTAGACTATGCAATTCCTCTTCAAACCCATCCAATTTAGAGTATATCTCAATGGCTGTACGTATGCGTGATTCTTTGGTTTGCTTTGCTGCTGCTCTCTCTCGTTTGATTTTCTGAAGTTGATATATCGCTTCGCCAGTCATTTTGCCGTCTAAAGCCTTAGCAAGGTCGTCAGCTTCCATCCTAAACAATTCTTCTCTGGCCTTAGCCATAGCCTCTTCTAAATCTTTAACCTCTTTTAGCCCTGCAATTCTGTTATCGTCCAAGCTCTTAGCAATTTCCGATTCTGTACCAGGTGTCTTTGAAAGTTTTGCAATCCTGTCACTCAATAGCCCTCGCTGTATTTCGCGAGCCTTTTTAGCTCTTTGGAAAGTTGTGTTAAAATCTTCGGCTTCCAATGCACGTAATTCTTTTTTGTCTTTAAGTACCTGTTGGGCGGCAGTTGTCTCCATTCCCTGTATCTTTGAAAGCCATGAGACTCTATCTTGGAGGAGTTTCCGTCTCGCATTACGCTCATCGTCAATCTTTTGGGTAGCGGCTTCTGATGCTTGTTTTACCGCACCTCTTTTCTGTAGCTTTAAAAGTTTCTCTTCCTCGGCTTGTTGCTTTTTGACAGTTTCGATCTCTTTGTTGCGTGCTTTTACACGTTCCCTTGCCGCCCTTTTGAACTCAGCTACAAACTTAGGGTCATCCCATTTTCGATAATCCTCTACTGCGTCACTTAATTCGTTCGCTGCTTTTTTGAGTTTCACTATGACAGTTACTAAAGCACCTATTCCAGCAAGGGCGATAATTAGAGGCCCGCCCAATGTCCCAAGAGCTGTAACTAACCCAACGACAGATATACCTAAAGTCTTGAATGTAATAGCCGTAGCTATTATAGTGCCTGCTGTTTTAGGAAACTTCAATATTATACCAGCAATAGAACCGACCAACTCTGCTGTAGGTTTTAATACTTTCCCAACAGCACCGCCATAGTTCTCTATACTATCGGTAACACGATCCAAAAAGCTCTCGAATTTCTGCTTAATGAAGGAATCGTTCGCCTTCAGCCAGTCTGTTAAACGGATTGCCAACTCGTTAATCTTCGGCAATAATGCACCGCCGATACCCTCGGCAACTGTCCCGATAGTATTTTTTAGCTGTGCCAGTTTGCCAGACGTAGAATCGGTTATTCTGCTCATTCCGCCGAATTGAGATTCGAGTTCGCCTAATATTATATTTTGAGCACCGGCGATATTATTAACTGCTACAAAAGATTTGACCATTTTGTCTTGTTCTGTGGTTAGCTGTACACCGGAAATCCGCAGTGCAGTAATACCGAGTATTGGGTCATTCAGTGCTTTGCCAACTTGCAGTGCTGTTCTTTGTAGGCCTTTATCCATCGCAAAGGACATATCGAGAATAGCCTCGGTAGCCCTCTTGAACGTATCGCCTTTGACTTGCTTGAACGTCAATAGCAAAGCCTGCATCGCCAATATAGCTTCGTCACCAAACGTCGTCACTTCCTCTAAAGCAGCGGCATGTTTTTTTAACTGCTTTTCCGTTAAGCCAGCCGCATAAGCAGTAGCACGTAAAGCTGTTGCAACCTTCTTTTCAGCTTGCTCCTGCTCTATCGCCGCTTTCGTAGCCCAGATAAGACCAGCCGCTAACCCAGCACCAACAGCCAACGCCGCTCGTCGAGCAATCCTTGCCAAAGACTTCATCGACTTCATAAAGATTACTTTGGCTTGTCGTAGCTGCTTGCGTAGTGGTGACAAGTTAGCACCTATATGAACATAAGCAGCCCCTATTTTCTTGCCGAGTTTATTTCCGAAAGCCATTTATATATCGCCTCTACTTCTTTTGAATGCCTGGAACTCTTCGCCTGACATCTTTTTCGTTCCGGTACCATCCTTGCCGCCTGATAAATATATAAAGATTTGTGCCGGTGACAAGTTATTTATCTGATTAGGTACCCATCCATACAGCCTACTCAAAGTACGGTACAGAGTTTTTATGTCACGCAATAGCTGCGTAACGTTCGGCACAACTTTATTTTCAGACTGCTCGTCTCCAGACTTCTTTTTATGTTTCTTTTCAGGCAAGCTCAACTTGCATATTCTCGTTACAAGTTCGGTAATCATAGCCGAATGGAATTTTATCAGCCGACGTATACGCCGCTGGGTTATTTGCTCACCTCCCCGCGTGAAAGAGCAAGTGAGCAAATATATAATACCCAGATCAAGTCTATCTATCTGCATGTACGCATCAAACAATTCCCATTCCTGTGTAGACACATAACCGGCACGATAGATACGCCTGTTGATCTCAAACAATATAGGCGTTCCAGCAGCTTGATTTAGCATCGGGTTTTGACTCCAATAAAAATAAGGTTATGGCCTGTACGTCAAGTTTATCTTATTACGCCTCTGCACCAATAATTATAATGTCACATGCACCGGCGGCTCCTGCGATATTTAAGGCGTCACTCGAACCAGGCGTAAGCGTTAAGCCAGTCGGATTCAAGTAGATAAACGTCCCACCTGTAACCAACTCGAATGTATCAGCTGAACTGTCACCAAAAATATCTACGGGATGGTCAGCAGCACCGATCTGAAGTGTACTCCCAGTGTTGTTTTTAATGTATATAGCATACAGCGTTACAAGCTCTATAGCGTCACCAAAAGCATCTTCTAAAGTACCATCGTTAAGGTCGATTCTTTCTGGGTTACTAATCGATGAGTCATCATGCCAGAATTTCCCGCCAGATTTTGACATTCCCAAACTTGATAAACTGACAGCATCCTTGACAGTACCAAGGCCCGAATCTTTGTTTGCGGTCATAGTTGCATTTATAGCTATGTTAGAAACTTCGTTAGCCATTTTAATTCTCCTTTATTTTTATTTAATGTGTCATTGTCACTTATTTACTCGGCAGAGTGATAAGATGTTGAAGATTCTGCAGAGCATGATAGTGAAATTCCTACCAATTCTCCTGATTCGATGTCAACCTCTAAGGACGATGAATCGATAATCATCGTATATAGCTGGGAATCGTGTTCTAACTGAACACTTATTATTTGCCCTGCTCGTAATGCCGAAGGGACTTCTGTGATTTCATCCTTAGAATAAAGTGATATTTCCCAGGTTGCGTCAAGATTACCTGGTACTCTCGCCGTCTTACCGCCGGTTTGGCTTGACACATAGGGTTTATTGTCCGATGCCTTGCCCTTCGTACATGTTCTCACATCATAGGTAGACAAGTCTTGTAGAGTTGTCATACCTACCGCTGAATGTACATCTGATGCCATTTTAAGTCTCCTTTACATTGTTAACACAATTATTAAAATCCTGTTCGTTAAAACTCTCCAACGCCGGACGAAGATAGGGTCTGGCTGCCATATTTTTAGTACCCAGTTCTACGTGCGGTGCATATTCTACATTACTCCCTACTGTCGCTCCCCAGCCGTCAAATACTTTTGTCACTACGTGCGTGATAGAACGTTTTAGCGTACCAGTTATAACCTTAACGATACCCCTTGCTCTACGTTCTACAACGAGTGCAATACAGGTTACGAGCTTCTTACTCTTAAAACCCATTTCTCTCGTCAACTCTCTATCGTCAAACCACATTTCCATAGTTATTCCGGCTCCAAAAATAGTCGGTAGAATACATGAAATCCAAAAACGTCTTCATCTTTATCGGAAAGCGTCTGGATTCGCACAAAACTTTTTGTAAAATAATCTCCAATCGTAATAAGATTGTTGTCCCACGCAGCGATAAGCAAATCAAGTATAGTAAGCAAGTTCGGGAAATCCTTATCGTAGATGCTAAACTCTATAACAGTATTCTCGATATAACTGCCACCAGATGCATGATGATCGGGAGTAGCTACCGGCAAGTCGAATACACAAAACGGATAGTCCGTACCTTGTGGAGCTTCTTTGAAATGGAACCCGCCCGTCAACGCATTAGACAATGTTGTCAGCGTTGCGTACTCGTCCATTATGCCTTTGAATATCTGTTTCATATCTTTTTTAGCTTATTTTCTCAAGAAAGATAGTTAAGAATTTCCCTACATTATCGATGTTAGCAACTTCAATAACTTCAAACACATTGCCGCCTATTGTAATCCTGTCCTTTACGACAATATCAATAACATCGCAATAAACCTTAGCATCCCGAAAATGAGATTTACGATCCGTGAAAACCTTCTCGTCACCTTTTAGCCAGTTGACGCGACAAGGCTGCTGATAGTGCAACATTGCCCACGTTGTTGTAACCGTACCGTAATCGTCTGCAACCTCCGTAGGCCGCTCCACGTTCATCTTGATATTAAACAAATGCCGCATTGTTATGGTGCTCCCATTATCGGTTTTCGGCGAATGTAACTTATGAGCAATTTGTCGGCTTCTTGGACACCGGTTGCAAACTTCTTGCGGACACCACGAACATAGGCATAATCGCCGAGATTTTCAGAGCTAAAATCGCCATAGCTGGTATAAAGAGTTTTGTCGTTTTCAAACTCACTTAATATAATCGCGGCTTGTATTATCGCAGGCGGAGTAGTTGTCCAACCATAAGTACCGGTGACTTTAACGTTGCCCATGCCTACGGGAAATAGTGCGGACTCGTATCTGGTACGGTAAAGCAATTCGGCAGTCTCATCACCGCCTACGGTTTCAGGATCAAGGTAAACAGAGCTGGCATTAACCGTCCAGAACGAATCCGGCAACTCTATACCGGACAATAGTATCTCCGTCACCGTCAATATGTCCGGTATCAATCCGAGATTTAGCCTTGATTTGCCGTTACCATTGCGATATATGACAAACGCCTTAGCGTAAAAGAAGTCCCTCGTGACTCGCTCGATCATATCCTCGGCTCTATCTATAATGGCCTGACGTGTTGCAGTGTCGTCACCTTCGCCGATATTCACCGTGTGAGTTCCACTGCCTACATCGGTAATATCAATCGCAGTTCCAGCCGCCGCATTAACCGCAGTTGTCGCTACTTTAATTGTAGTGGAATCAATGTTTATCGCATAGTATTTCGTACCGTATACCAACGGAGCCGGCAACGTACCTGTAGAAGTGAATCGTAGAAGTGACGCAGTGTCAACATCCGTAGCGAGAGTAATCGTATTGGCAATAATCGCTACTGCTAACGTGCTGAAATCCTCAGACGTATCTACAGCATCAGGCCAATTCGACACGTCACT